TTTAATAAAGAACGCTGGCACACTGGGTGGAGGCCAAGCGAAGAAGAAATAAAACAATATAAAAAACGCCGTGGATATCAATAAATATGATAAATATTTATTTAAGAGGTTTAAGATGAATATCGAACAAATGAGAGCTCTGAGTCAAGCAATAGATAGTACATGGGGTAATGCATCAACCCAGGGTACAAATGCAACAATGTCAATTAAAGCAAATTTATTTGGTGAAAGCGGACTGCACGTTTTATACACAACTGTTGTTAATTTAGGTTCTGTAGAGGAATGGCATTTTTCAAAAGATCTGCATGAGGATCAGGCAAAGAGGGCTGTTGACGAATATATTAAGAGTGTTAAAGAAGAGTATAAAGAAATTACTGATGAGGCACTTAAAGTAAAAAGTGTATCAAAAGATGACTCTTTTGAGCTTATAAGCATGTCAGCATATAGCCCAAGAAAAACTGCGTATTATCGTGTTGCAGTAAATTTTGAAGTACAAGAATAAATTAATGCTGTGGGCGTAAGTAATAAGCAAACACAGGTTAAAGAAATTATTAAATGTGGCAAAGATCCCATTTATTTCATAAACCATTACTGTAAAATACAGCATCCAAAGCATGGTCTTTTAAAGTTTAACACATTTGATTATCAGGATGACTGTGTTGGCGCATTTAAAGAACATAGATTTAATATTGTATTAAAAGCAAGACAGTTAGGAATCTCAACAGTCACAGCTGCATATGCAACATGGCTAGCTTTATTTCATCGGGATAAGCAGGTTCTTATTATTGCTACGAAGCGTCCTACAGCAGTTAACTTTATAAAAAAAGTAAAAGCAATAATTAGCCACCTACCCGCATGGCTTAAGATATCGCCGACAGTAACAAATAATACACAGGCAATAGAATTTGCCAGTGGCTCTTCAATAAAAGCGGTGCCAACGTCTGATGACGCCGGCCGTTCAGAGGCTTTATCACTATTAATAATTGATGAGGCTGCGTTTATTAAAAACTTTGATGAACTTTGGGCTGGCCTATACAGCACACTATCTGAAGGTGGCAACTGTATTATTATATCAACGCCAAATGGTGTGGGTGGGCAATATCATAAGCTTTATACAGATGGTGAACTTGGTGTTAATGACTTTAACACTATACGCCTTCCTTGGTTTGTACATCCAAATAGAGATGAAGAGTGGTTTGAGAAAGAGTGTAAGCAGTTATCAAAAAGGAAAATTGCGCAAGAGTTACTCTGCGACTTTGTCTCATCAGGAGATACATTTTTATCGCAGGAAGACTTAGACTGGCTTCAAAAAATACTTAAAGATCCTGTTGATAGGTGGGGGACAGATAGAAATATCTGGGTCTGGAACTATCCGCTAAAAGAACATAAGTACATTATCTCAGCTGATGTTGCAAGAGGCGATGGAAAAGACTTTTCAGCTTTCCATGTAATAGATAATACGACATCAGAGGTTGTTGCAGAGTATAAAGGTAAATTACCCCCAGATAGGCTAGCTGAGCTGTTGGTTGAAACTGGGGAAAAATACTACCATGCGCTTATATGTCCTGAGAATAATTCATTTGGCTATGCAACATGCGCTAAGTTACAAGAGCTTTCATATCCAAAGATTTATTATGACAACTCAAAAGAAATAATATATTCAACAGATTATGTACCGCAGCAGGCAAGCAAGACTCCGGGGTTTAATACTAATGGAAAGTCAAGGGTTCAAATACTTGCAAAGCTTGAAGAGATAATAAGAAATAAGCAGATAAGGATCTATTCAACAAGGTTCTACGATGAATTAAAAACATTTGTCTGGAAGGGACAAAGACCCCAGGCAGCAAAAGATCGCCATGATGACCTTGTAATGAGTCTAGCAATAGGCTTGTGGCTGTTTGATGCGTCTTCAGGATATAGCAAATACTCAGAAACACTTAGCGAAAATATGCTCGCCGGCTTTGGTGTGTCATCAAGGGATGTCAGTGATGTAACCAGTGATAAGAAAACATTTGTTAATCCTTTTTCACCAGCAAAGCATGCTGAACAAGAAAATAGAAAGCATAGTACAGTGCTGGATAATAAGCATGCCCTTTATAAGTGGCTACTCTAGACCCACACTCTGTAAAGGTGAAAGGCGTATTTCAGCCTGGAGACCTTGTGACAACAAACCAGCATGCGATTATTGCCTGGGCATATATTGATAAGCTTATGCTCTATGATTATTCTGGAGTTTTAAAGGCCGGCGAAATCGCTGTAGTGGCTGAAACAATACAGCTATGTGACACAAAATTAATAATGACTAAAATAGTGTTAACTGCAGGGGTTTCTGGATATGTATTTGAGATGGACTTAGAGTACTATGAGTAGAGAGCAGCTAATTAAATGGTTAGTAAAAAATCCAGAAATTGTCACAGAGTTTCTTGAGAAGCTTATTACAGAAGCTGAACTTCGTCTTAAGTTTGACGAAGTTATAAAAGGGCGTAAAAAAATAAAATATGATAATTAAAGAAAGTTCATATTTATAAGAGCACTTAAGAATAATATATTTGTTATGATACTCAACATCAAGTAATATGTTGAACAAAACTTATGAAAAATCCAACTGAAAATTTTTTTCAAAGACTGACCAGGCTTTTTAGAAGTGGTCCGGTCGTCAAGCGTCGCGTAAAAAATGTAGATGTCAAATCAGCCTCATCTGCACTAGACTTATTTAAGAAATCAAATAGTAATGTCTATAGTGAAGCGATGGGCATGTACGGCTCATATGATAGGCTAGCCCGCTTAGCTGATGCAAGTGAAATGGACTATACACCTGAAATTTCAACTGCACTTAACATTTATGCCGATGAAACTACTGCAACAGATGAAAAAGGACGCTCACTGCATGTATATTCAGAAAACCACAAGATTAAAAAATTGCTTGAAGAGCTTTTCTATGATACGCTTAATGTAGAGTTTAATCTTCGTGGCTGGGTACGCAACCTATGTAAGTTTGGAGACTTCTTTTTGTTTAATGATGTTGATCCAGCATATGGTGTTCTTAATGCATTTCCAATACCAGTTAATGAAATTGAAAGAGAAGAGGGATATGATCCAAATGACCCAATGGCAGTTAGGTTTAGGTGGATTACTCAAGGTAATACAATCTTAGAAAACTGGCAAGTTACGCATATGCGACTACTAGGAAATGACGCATTTCTTCCCTACGGTTCATCGGTTTTGGAATCCGCGCGTCGAATATGGAGACAGTTAGTCTTGATTGAAGACGCTATGTTAGTCTACAGGGTTATAAGGTCACCTGAGAGAAGGGTATTTTATATTGATGTGGGTGCCATTCCACCAGAAGAGGTGCCAAGGTATGTTGAGCAAGCCCGCGCAGCACTCCGAACAAACAGTGTGATTGACAGATCAACTGGAAAAGTAGACTTACGGAATGCGCCATTGGCAGTAGACCATGACTACTTTGTTCCTGTTCGTGGTGATCAAAGTGGAACAAAGATAGAGACACTAGCGGGAGGCACTAATGCCACAGCAATTGAAGATGTTGAGTATATACAGAAAAAACTGTTTGCTGCGCTAGGCGTGCCTAGAGCTTATCTAGGGTATGATGAAAGTCTTTCTTCAAAGGCAACACTTGCAGCTGAAGATATTCGATTTAGCCGCTCTATTGCATATATTCAGAAAGTTGTAATTTCTGAATTAAATAAGCTGGCAATCATTCATCTTTTTGCAAATGGTTATGAAGGAGAAGATCTTTTAGATTTTAATCTACAGCTTTCTAACCCATCTGCTATAGCTCAGCAGCAGAAGCTAGAGCTTTACAGAACAAGATTCGAAATTGCAGGAACATCACCAGAAGGCCTACTAAGTAAAACATATGTTTTAAAGAATGTTGTTGGACTTACTGATGAAGAGATTGAGCTGAATGAAGCTGAAAAGCTGCAAGACAAGTTAAGAGACATTGAGCTTGAGCAAGCCGGCACCCCTGAGCCTGAAGAAGGCGCTGCCGAAGATGTCGATGATGAGGGCGGCGATGAGGGTGATGTAGAAGATGAAGATCTATTTGCAGCAAAGAAGCAAGGTGATACCCTAATTACTGATGAGGAAGACCTTGAGGCTGATGACATATCCATTAACATCTCTACTGATAAAAGTCCAACAAAGGTCCAGCCTCAACTTAAGAAATATTTATATAACCAGAAAAGAAAAAGGACGCATGGTCCTTCAAAGACGCATATGCCTGACTTTAAAAAAATGATGTCACCAAGCAACAAAGATTTTAGTAATGCATATGACGAAAAGACATTAAAGAATCCATTTAAAGAGCATGTTGAAGAAAATGATGTGTTTGAAAGACAGTCAGCCGTACAAGCAAAAATGACAGCTGATATAACGAAGATGCTTCGTCGTATGAAAGAGCTATATCCTGACGAATTAAATGATAGAGAGTCTACAGACAGTCTACTGCTTGAAGATACAGATATATTTAAAAATTAAATTTATATATAAGCGTTAATAGTTATTAATAATGTGATCTTACCAAATGGATCAAGAGAATCACCATGAGAAACAAAAAAACAGTATTTCATAATCACAATAAAAAAAGAAATGTAGGAATGATCTACGAATTTCTTATTCAGTATATGACAAGAAAGCTTGTAGAGAATGATAATGTTGCTTCAGACAAAGCTTTTAAAATTTTAAAGAAACACTATAAAAAAAGTTCTGTTCTTTATAAAGAATTTAGGTTGTTTAATTCTCTTATTACAACAACAACTAGCTCAGAGGGTATTGCTTCAAGAATATTACGAGAAGCCAAGCGCGCGGTCTTAGCGCATGACAATGCTAGATTAGATAAAGAAAAATCTCTTCTAATTAGAGAAATTAACCATACACTCAGTGATTCTAATTTTTATAAGCAAAATCTAAAAGACTATCGGCTATATGCAACCGTGCAATGCTTGATAAATGACTGGAAAAAACCCTGCGAAGACAATGTCATAAGAGTTGCCGAATATGAGGATGAGATTGTACAGTGGCTAATTAAAGAAAAAGCTGAAGTGCAAGAGGAAAAACAATACTCAGAAGCTGATCGTTTTGTAATAAAGCTCATGACAGAAAAATTTAATAAGAAATATTCTGGTTCTATAACTGATGAGCAACAGAAGCTTCTTAAGCTTTATGCATTCTCTGAAGATACATCAGCAGCAAATGAGCTCATGAGTGAGCTTAAGTGTCTTAGCGCAGAAACAAAGATGCTCATAGAAGATTACTGTGTAAATAATACCTCTGATAATTATGTTGCACAGAAACTAAATAGTATTTGTGAATCTGTTGGGCTTATTAACTTAAGTGAGCTAAGCGATAGTGATATGTCTACATTTCTCATGCTGTTTCAGCTAAATAAAGAACTAACAAGCATAAAAGAAAAAAAGCAGGTATAAGATGTCACAAAAGAAAGACCTAAGTTTACTTCATAGCTTTATGGATTTCGTTTATCAGCCACAGCTGATAAGGGAGTTTAAAGATAGTAATAATGGTAAAGTTGTAATGAAGGGAATACTTCAGCGCTCCGACACTGTTAATCAAAATGGTAGAATTTACCCCAGAGATATTTTATCAAGAGAAGTAAGAAACTATCAAAAGCTAATTCGTGAAAACAGATCTTTAGGTGAGCTTGATCATCCAGACACAAGTGTTGTAGAGTTAAAAAATGTTTCGCACATTATAAAGAGTGCTGAAATGGATCAGGATGGTATTGTACATGGTGAAGTTGAAATATTAAACACACCTGCTGGAAAAATATTACAGAACTTAATTGAGAGCGGCGTAAAGCTAGGCATATCATCACGTGGTGTTGGCTCTACAAAAAGAGAGGGAGACTATGATGTTGTCCAGGAAGACTTTCAGCTGATATGCTGGGATTTTGTTTCTGAACCCTCAACTCCCGGAGCATATATGCTTAGTGAAGGGAAAAAAGTTAATAAAGCCGTTCTTGATAGATTCTTTACTGACTCTGATAAAATTGATAGAATTGCTAATGACATACTGCTGCACTTGGAGAATAGTTAGCAGGTAATTAGGCCTATTAGGAATTTAAAGCATGAAACTTAAAAAATCAGAATTTAAGAAAATTGTTAAAGAGTGTCTTATGGAGATACTTGTTGAGGGTTTTGGTGAGGAGCTTCCAAGCTTAACCGAAGCAACCAAAGGCCACCGCCGCCGAAGGGCAGCTAAGAAGACAGGGCAGAATAACAATACGCAACAAGAAAAAATACAGAATGCTAAACAGCAGAAGCACATTATGGAGCGTGTAAATAATATAACGTCTGACCCTGTGATGGCATCAATATTTGCTGAAACTGCTGCAACCACATTACAAGAACAGCAAGAAAGACCTGGAATGGTTGCTCAAAAGGGTGGAGATCATGCAACAAAGCTAGCCGCCCAGTTAGATCCTACAGAGTTAGCTGGAAGCAGTAAGTGGGCTGACCTTGCATTTCCGCAGGCTAAAAAAATATAAGAGAAATATTTCTTATACAAAATCCCACAGACTAATATTTATTATTAGCTTTTTTCAGAGGGAAATATAAAATGGCAACTAAAGGTTACGGAACAGCAACACCAAAAAATACTACTGGCGTTTATGAAGGAGGAGTATCAACATCAGACACTGCAAAGCTAGGGGAAATGTTTCCTAAGACACCCTACATTGATCCTGTTGACAACTATGATTTCGAAAAGGATAAGCAAGCATTTGAAAGAGTTGCAGGTGAGCTACATCCTGAGAAACGTGATGGTCAGCCGGCATGGGCACCAAAAACAGACTTTACTTTTCAAGAAGGTACTCCTGACACTGCTCAGCTAAAAAAAGATGAAGTTCCCGATGACACAGTAAGTGCAGAGGCAGGCACATCATATGCTGCAAAGCCTGATGTTGCAAACCAACCGCGTAAGCAAGAACCCAAGCCAGATGCAGCTATTGCTAAACCAGGCGAGGGTGGCTTGGCTAGTCCAGCAGATACCTCACCTAAGCATTATAAGACACTTGGCTCAACACTTACTCTTGGCGGTAGAGGTGGCGGAGCAGTAAAGCTTCCCTAGGCAAAGCTTATAAATGGATAGTAGTTTAGAACTATTAAAAGAGTATATACGCATGGCGATTGCTCCTATGCCAGATCCCAGAACGGGGTCTGGCTATTCTCATTTGGGGAAGGCTGTATCGTCAGGTAGTGAGTATAAGACACACTCAACATTTCCATATAAAGTAGAGCCTAAAGAAATTGATGATGATGCTGAACTTCCAATAAGTGATGATGAGCTAGACTTGTTTTTGAAAAAAACTTTATCAGGTTACCTCTCTGCTGACCCAATAAGAAAAAATGTGGGCGATAGATTTGCTTTTGTTACTGGTGCAACAAAATTGGGAGAAGATATTACATATGAACAAATATTTACTATAAAATCTAGAACACAAAAGGGTGTACCAGGTACAAAAAGAGGTCTATCTAGTGCACCAGAGGCAAATGATCCCCACGAAGAAAATGATGAGCCAGTCTATAATCTTAAAGATCTTGCAAAAAAGCTTGATAAAATAAAAGGTAAAAAATAGATTTAAACATATTATGTATTTTAATTTTTCTTTTGTAACTAATATTTATGGCAAGTAGTGTCCTTTAGAAGAGGTTAAGAAGGTTTATAAATGGGTAAAACTCTGTACGAAGAAGCATTGATTGATGCTAAAGAATTGAAAGAGGCTGCAACTCGTAATGCACAGGATGCAATTATGAAGGTTGTAACACCAAAGATCAAGCAGTTAATTGAACAGCAGTTACTAGAAGATGATCATCTTCCTGCAGTAAAAAAGTCAGATGAGGATGATAAAGATATCCTTCTAGATCTTATTCAGGATGATAGTACTGAAGAGGTAGGAGTTTCTCTTCCTGACGAGGACGGCAAGGTTACCATTGAGATGGATAAACTTCTAACACATGACTGTGGCAAGGATGAAGAGGACATACCCCCTGCTGACCTACCTACAGACCAATCATTAGATAAAGATGCTGATAATGAACTTCAACTAGATCATAATGCAGTTAATGCACTGGGAAAATTATCACTTTTAAAGAGTAAGATGAACGAAGCAAAAATTAATAATATGTTAGATGAGCTCCGAAGCTCACTGTCCGGTGCTGAGCCTGTAGACATTGACACACTACTAGAAAAAACAGAGGCACTGTACGAGTCTATCCAAGATTTACTTTCTGAAAATAACAGAAAGACCGTGTATGAGAATACATTAGAGAACTTTTACCAAAAACTTAACCAATTAAAGGAAAGTAACCAGGAGAATACGATGCTAAACGAAGAAGATTTGATGGTCGCTCTCTCACTTCCTGATGATGTTGATGTTGACCCAGAAGATGTTGATGTTAGCGTTGTTACAGGCCCTGTAACTGAAGAGGAAGCTGAAGAGACTGAAGAGGCTGAAGAGGCTGAAGAGATGGAAGCTGAAGAGATGGAAGCTGAAGAAGAGGACGAAGAGCTAGAGCTCGACCTTGCACATTGGCTTAGGGAAGTCAGCGAAGAAGGCGAAGATGCCAATGAGGCAAAGCTCGGTGTATCTGTAAGCGATGATACTGCAGAGTTAGAGCTTGAAGGTTTGGACGAGATGGAAGATGTAGAAGAAATGGTCGAGACAGAAGATATGGACGAAATGGAAGAGTCCAAGTGTGAGTCCGTTGACATAAGCACACTTTCAGATGATACAGTCATTGAAATCTCAGAGGCTGATCTTCGCAATGAACTAAAGAAAATGAAGAAGCTACGTGAAGCAAAAAGCGCACGGCTAGCTAAAAATGCAAATAAGCAGTCTGCTAAAGACACTAAGGTTGCACTAAAGGAATCGCAAGAGCGCAGAGTCGTTCTTGAGGGTCTTCGCAAAAAGTTGAAAGAAACAGAACTTTTCAACGCGAAGTTATTATACACAAATAAGCTCTTACAGAGTGATGAGATGTCATCAAAGCAAAAGCTAATGGTAGCTGAGCGTCTTGATGAGGCAAAGAGCTTACGTGAAGTTAAATTAATTTATAACAGTCTCGTTGATTTATTAAAGAATGCAAAGAAAACAACTAATGAATCAACACGTCAATTGAAGAGAGTTCTTGGTTCATCATCAAAACTTACCCGTACATCTTCAATGACGAACCTTAATGAGTCTGTCGAGGCCCAGCGATGGGCTAAGCTCGCGGGTTTAAATAGAAAATAACAAACAGATTCATAAGGAGTTTCAAATTAAATGTCACAAGGAAAGAATTTTTCTCTTAATCAGTTGTTAGAGGGCATCCAAGATCGTCATGTCGGTCAAGAAAGTGCTCAGCTAACAGAGAAGTGGAACCGCACAGGTCTACTTCGTGGAATGAAAGACCCACAGAAGCGCGAGACAATGGCTCGTCTTCTTGAGAACCAGGCAGCTCAGCTTTTGCGTGAGGCCAATGCCCTATCAACAGGCGGCGGTGCTCTCACATCAAGTGGCCAGGTTCGTGGTTTTTCAAACATCGCATTTCCAATCGTTCGCCGTGTATTCGGTGGCTTGGTTGCAAATGAACTTGTCTCAGTCCAGGCAATGAGCCTACCTTCAGGCCTATTGTTCTATCTTGATTATACGTACGGTAGTGCAGTCGGTCAAGACGGTCCTAGTCTAGGTGGCACATCATCAACACAAAACACTTACAAGGCGGGTCAGTCAATTTATGGCAATCCTGCTGGTAAGGGTGTCCGCTCAGGCTCTCTTGCAGCCGGCGGTATGTATGACCTAGTTGGTGCAGGTTATTCAAAGGTTCACTCAGGCTCAACAGCAGTAGCTAATACAACTGCTGCCGGCCAAATCTTTGGTGCCTTCACATCAGGTTCAAATGCATGGGCAGCTATGGCATCAGATGCCGGCGGTGTGGTCGACGCACTAGCTGACTTCTCTGGCTCAAACGCTCGTTTTGTTGATTTTGATCCACAGCTAGCCAAGATGCTTGATGAGGGCAACGGTCGTTTTACTTTCGGCCATGTTAAGGTAAGTGATCTTACTGGAGCAATTGCCGGCGGTGACGTCACTCTCACAGATCAGATTGCTGTAACAGCGCTGAATACAACAGGCGACCTTGCAGTATGGGGACAAGAGTGGCAGGGCGGCACAGGCGTTCTAAACCTACGTCGTCATAACCGTCGTGGTAACTGGAATGAGGTTGATAAGTCCTGGACAGATTCACCCATGGCTGGTGATGATGTGCAGTTGGTATTCCTCCTAACCGGTTCAACGGCCCTTAACACTACATTGCCTGCTTGGGACGCTGCAGTGTCAATGGCACTAAGTGATGCGCTTGATGTCGATTCGTCAGACGGCTCAACACTAACTGTACCTTCATTCGAGTCAAACTTTGGTAACCCGCCTTCAGCAGCAATTCCAGAGATTGATATCAAGATTGAATCAATTGCAGTTACAGCCTCAACACGTAAGCTACGTGCTCGTTGGTCACCGGAGCTCGCACAGGATCTCAACGCTTACCACTCACTTGATGCAGAGGTTGAGCTTACTCAAATCCTTTCAGAGCAGATTGCTCTTGAAATTGATCGTGAGATTCTTGGCGATCTACTTACACAGGCAAATGGTGCTAACATGTACTGGTCTCGCTCACCGGGCAAGATCCTCAACAAGTTTACTGGTAATGAGGCAACCAAGGCGTCAACACTTTCACCTGGACCGGCTTTCACTGGTACAGTTCGCGAGTGGTATGAGACTCTCACAGAGACAATCATTGATGTTGCTAACACAATCCATCGTAAGACACTTCGTGGTTCAGCAAACTTTGTTGTTTGTTCACCTGATGTCTGCACATTGTTTGAGAATAGCCTCCTTTACAAGGCAAACCTCTCAATCGGCGTTGATGGCCAAGTAAGTGCACCTTTCAGCCTCGGCGCTGAGAAGGTTGGCTCACTATCAAACCGCTTCACAGTTTACAAGGATCCTTACTTCCCAAGAAATAAGGTGCTTGTTGGCTATAAGGGTGGTAGCTATCTTGAAACAGGTTACGTATACGCACCATATGTTCCGCTAATTGTCACACCGACAATCTTCGGACCGGACGACTTTACACCTCGTAAGGGTGTACTTACTCGTTACGGCAAGAAGATGGTCCGCAGTGACTTCTACGGCACAGTAACAATTCAGGACATGGACATTATTTAATAACTGTCTAGCCACATAAACAAAGAACGGAGTCCATATGGACTCCGTTTTTTTTTGCAAAAAAGATAAAAGTTAACTTACATTATAATAGAGTTGATATGACCATACTTAATTACAATGAGTGATAAGGTATATGTATGTCCTTACTGCAGTAAAGCAATTAAGAATGATGACAAAGTCATATCATCACATATGCTATATTCTCATGGCGGTCTAACTAAGACAAAAAGAAGTAAAACAGACTATACCATAGAATGTCTAGAGTGCCTCCAGAATGTTGCAGCTACACAGGATGGTTTATCATTACATCTTAAGCGTCAACATTCACTAGAGTATGTCGAGTATGTCGTAAAGCATGAATACCAAGGGTCTCACCCGCTTTGCCAGTGTGGGTGTAAAAATAAATTGGTCTTGAGAAAAGGTAAGGGCTTTGGAAGATTTCTTCATGGGCACAATAGAAAAGCAAAGAAGGCAAAAAAAGATAAAGAGCTTAAGCCTACACCGTTGCCAGAGTTAGAAGTGTTTGATAACATAGCCGAGGATAGAGAAAATAAACAGCCACCGAAGCATATTAAAACAAGTACAAATACGCAGAGCACAAAAATGCCTGGGTACAAAAGTAAGCCTAAGGTTTTAAAGAAAAAAGAAAAGATAAAAGATAGCTTTAAAACACAGTGGATGTGGAATCCGCTTATTAATGATGATGAGTTAATTAACAATGCACTCGAGGCAAAGTTTCTTAGTTGGAATATTGAGCAGAAGAATCTAATAACAAAGCACCATGAGATATTAATCCCATATAGTGTGGCCGACAAGACTGATTATTACAGGCCTGACTTTCTTGAAGCTAAAACGTGCACAGTATATGATACGTCTTGCAATGAGCTTCTATCAGACAGGCAGATTTTAAATACCATAAATAAGTGGTGTGAAGAAAACGGTTTTACATTTAGGATTATAGACTATGAAAATTATTAAAAATGAACTCTATGAGCTATTAGCATTCATACTTGGTATTAAAATATATACGCTAATTTGGTATTTATACCTTAAAACAAAAGTGCCAATGAGCATACAACACATAGTAATTATATTTTGCATCTTTCTGATGTCTGGCATGTTTGGTAGGCTTGGTACTGCAGTTTATAAAAGTTATTTTTTGAAAAAATAACTTTATTGCTTATTTTTTTTAATAAAAATATTATTTAAGAATATCCTGTACATAAGTTCAGGTATAACTCATGATCACTATAGCGTAGTTAGTGATAGCTTGAAATGTTTTTTATAGATCTAAAACTAAAGAGATGTCCGTAAAGCCAAAAAGAGCATTAGTTCTATCTGGAGGCGGTGTTAGAGGCGCCTATCAGGTCGGTGTATTACAAAAGTGGTTGTACGAAGATAATATAGATTATGATTTTCTATGTGGTGTTTCAGTTGGCGCACTTAATGCATTTAAGTTAGCAACAGTAGAATATGGAAAGCCACAAGAGGCGTTTGAGAAAATTAATAAAATCTGGAGAAACATAAAGCAAGAGCATGTTTTAAAAGATTGGCAGCCTCTTGGAAAATTATCAGCACTCTGGAAGAAGTCAATATATGACTCAAGCCCACTAGCACATTTAATAAAAAAAGGCTACCACCCAGACAAAATAAAACAGTCAGGAAAATGCTTACGCCTCGGTGCCGTCTGCTTGGAGACTGGTGAGCAGAAGTTTGTAACAGAGAAAGACAGGCATTTAGAAAAGTGGGCATTAGCCAGCGCTAGTTTTCCTGTGTTTATGGAGCCAGTTAAAATTAATGGAAAGCTATGGATAGACGGTGGCACAAAAGTAATTACACCTCTTGGTACGGCAATAAGATCCGGGGCTAGCCATATTGATGTTATTCTTACTACATCTCTAGAGAATCCGGATGTCTGGACAGGCGTTAATACAAGCGGCTGGTCAGCAATTCCTGAGATAGCAATGAGAAGTATAAGCCTTATGACTGATAGGATTATGCTAGCAGATATGCGTACAGTAGGTCTCAAGAATGATCTCGTGATAGTCCATGACAAGTATAGGAACATCAACATAAGAATCATAAAACCATCTGTCAGGTTAACGGGTGACACCCTTAAGTTTAATAATGACAGAGTACTAAAAATGATTGATATAGGCTACAGGGACGCGTGTAGAGAATAACTAATTAGCTATACGAAACTATTGAAATGCTAAAGGATCTTTTCAGGGCTGATAACGGTGATACTTTAATTGTGGCTGTTGACAGGTTTGGAAATGTCGTAGACAGAGAAGATAGATACAGTACATATCGGCTGGACATTATATCAAAGACTAATGTAGGTTGGGTAGTTTATGTTCCAAGTTACATAGCTGTTCCACACGCAAAAAAGCTTAATGAAGCTTTAGCACGGAAATTTGAAATAGATAAAAAATATCTTGGAGGTCGTATGATAGTTGTTGGTATAGACTCAGTCCATGATGTTATTATACGGACCGATGGAACTACGTGCATCGCATGCAAAAAGTTTTATCCATATGCTGAACCAAACCAGGATGATAAGACGTTAATCTGTTATTCTTGTAGAGATAACCCGTATAGGTTTTCTGTAAAAAAAGATTAAAAGTATATCTTGCCAATAATTATACTATGAAATTGTCGGCAAGATACCTATGACTACGTTTGCAAGTACACTTAATCCTACGCCTTTTGGCTTTTATGACTCTGACACAGAATTTATTGCTGAGGCAGACGCAATGGTTACTTTTGTTAAGAGGAAAATGGGTGATGATATTTTAAGCGTTGAACTCACAAAAAAACAGATATGGGCATGCTTTGAAGAATCATTCACAGAATTTGGTGCATATATTAATAAATACCAAACAAAATCTCAGCTAGCATCACTTATTGGAACACAAACAGGTAGTTTTGCGACTGGGAGCTCTGGAAAAAGTCACCAACTGCCTCTTGAGACTTTACAGTTCTTAATGAGGTTAGCAGATCCATATGCTTCACACGCTGGTTCTGGGGGCTCATATAATAGTACGCTAGGCTATCTAGAGCTTTCAGGCAGCCGCCAAGATTATGACTTATATTCTGAATTAAAAGATGCAGATGGAAATGTAATATTTGATAATCTTAGCGGAAGTCAAAAGTCAAAAATGAGAATTTTAGATGTAATGCATTTTTCACCAAGTGCAGCCTACAGGTTCTTTGATTCAACATCTGCAATAAACTATTTAAATAATGAATTCTCTTTTGAGTCATTTACTCCAGAAACAATCTTTTACGTTCTACCGGTTTTTGAAGATGTTCTAAGAGCACAGATGATGGACTTGTCACAGAGGGTGCGAAGATCCAATTATAGCTATAGAATAATCGGAACAGAATTGAGGATCTATCCAATGCCGGTTGCTATGCAGCTGCCAAGAAGATTATATATTAGAGTTGTACCTTATATGGATCCATATAATCCAGCATATGACGATGAAACAATGTATGGTGTATCAAATCTTTCTAACGTACCCTTTGGAAATCTTGAGTATTCAAAAGTTAATAGCATAGGAAAAAACTGGGTAAGACAATTTGCCTCAGCCCTCTGCAAAGAGCTTCTAGGCTTAATCAGGTCTAAAGTAAAAAATATTCCAGTACCTAATGGTGATGTTCAATTAAATGGTGATGATTTAATATCCCAAGCCCGGGAAGATAAGACAAGGCTCTATGACGAGCTAAAAGAATTATTAGAATCGCTTACCTATGATCAGCTTGTTGAGCGCGAAGCAGCAAAAGCTGAAAACATGATGAAGCAGCTACGAACTATTCCTGTCCCGCTAGGAAAAGCAATAGTAATAGGTTGATTTAATGGCTAGACTATTTTTAGGACCAAGGGAAATTGACTTTGTCGCAGATATCAATAAAGAAATAATAAAAGATATCATTGGGCAAGCAATTTATCTATATCCAATCTCTGAAATAAAAACTAAGATACATGATGTGTATGAAGAGGCTGTTGATAAAGTCTTTGAAAACCCAGTTGAGATTAACGCTATTGTTGATTGGGGTGACACAGAGGTAAGAACAAATAAGTTTGGCACTGAAACAGTAAGAACCACAATTGTATATATCCAGGCTCGCGATATGTTAGATCGGGGTATAACACTAAATGAGGGCGATTTCTATAGCTACGGAAATATGTTCTTTGAGATTGTTTCAAGAGTTGATCAGGATCTTATTTTTGACCAGGTTGAATATGAAAGCGGTACAAAGCTTATTGGGAAAGAGGCAAGATACGGACAGTTTGTTGAGCGTGTGCAGGGTAGAGTAGGAGAGTTCTATGATACACCGATTAAACCATTCTATCAGCAGCGAGGATTTGAAGAAAATAAAGAGGGTAAAACTGGCGACTTTAGAGTGCTTGTAAAGAAAGGTACACTAAGTGTTCCATTAACTGGTCCAAAAGAAGTCTCAGAAAGAGGCGATGATACTGGTGCAGGCTTTGCGCTTGACGATGAAGATTGCTGATAGATTATGACTACAAGATTTAAAGCGGGTTCAGAGGATGGCGTAAGGTCAGGTTATACTGCACAGGGTATACCTGATGACTTTACAGTTCCTGCATGCTCCATAGAAGATGTTGACCGCTCACTGTTTCAGCTCTTTGACCAAGAAATAAATTTTCAAATAGAAACTGATAAAGATGGTGTGATCAATGTACCCGTTGTATTTGCAACCGGCGAGCGCTTTGCACTAGTAAAGAGAAGAAAGCCGCTAACGGATGTTAATGGTGTCCTAATACTACCAATGATATCAATTAGACGCACAGGTATAAGGCAGTCTAATGAAGACATTACAAATAGAGGAATTAATCAGCATACAGGTGACTTAACAATAAAGAGAAGGCTTAGTACGACTGATAGAACATATCAGCAGCTTATTAATAAACTCAATATTCAAAACCAGAAAAATGTTGCTAGGGCAGAAGCAGATAACTCAGGTGAAAAAATACAGACAGGAAGAACAATTGGAAAGAGCTCAGAAGACATTGACATAACTGATGGTGCGCTTTTGGCACCAAAGAATAGTGAAAATATCTATGAGTTTATCACGATACCACAACCTCAGTTTTATGTTGCTAGCTACGAAATAACATTCTATACTCAATATATTCAACATATGAATGTTATGATTAACACTCTTATGGAAACCTATTTGCCTCAGGGAAAGCAGCTTAAACTTGAGACAGATAAAGGTTATTGGTTTATAGCACGTATGGGTGATTCTGTAACATCAGATGATACGCTATCAGACTTTTCTGAACAGGAGCGTGTTGTGATGTCAGCAATAGACTGTGAAGTCAATGCATATGTTATACCGGGAGAGGGACTGACTGATAAAGCACCAGTAAGAAGGTATCTTTCAGCGCCGGAAATTAACTTTGAAATCTATGAGGGTGTCAAGGATTTTTATGGCCCACATGAGGATCCATACAGGGTAGCAGATGATCCAACAGAAGATTATCTTTTAACACAAGAGCTAGATCCTCAAAAGCGAAATAAAGAAATAGATAAAAGACTTAAATACACAGTGTATAGTGAAACAATTAAGAATCCATTCACAAACGAAGATGAAGAGCGAATAATACGCAAGGTTTCCGTAGATAATAGCATAGGTGAGACAGTTTTTAAGGAAACTTGATAATATATTAAAAGCTTGTGCATAATTAATATTTGGAATTTAGGTTTATACTTATAAAAGAAAAAACTCAACGGAGTAATATAAATGGCCGAACAGACATTTCAATCACCAGGATTTTTCGAGAGAGAAATCAGCCTCACAGAACAAAGACAGGGACCTGTTGGAACACCAGCAGGCGTAATTGGCACAGCACAGCGCGGACCGGCATTTGTCCCTGTGACTGTAGGATCATTTTCCGACTTTATTACAAAGTTTGGTGATTTAGATCCAAAAAAATTCGGACCATATGCAGTTAATGAATTTTTAAAAAATAAACAGTCATTAACATATATGAGAGTCCTCGGGGCTGGTGCCAATAGCTCCTCAGGAGACATAACAGATACAAAGATCACAGGCCGCGTAAAAAATGCCGGCTTTGTAGTTTCAGGCTCAGCTGCAGTTCGAGGAACACCATTAAATGGAACGGTGCAGTTACTTGTTGCTCAGCATGATGCAACAGCGAACGAAGCATTTGGTATGCCAATGCTTACTGATAATGATAGTATTGTTAATGTAAACAGTGCTAACTTAGTCCGCGCAGCAGTATTCTGTGCTTCAGATACAAGAATTCTTGTTACAAATGGAAATGTTACACAAGTAGTATTAGATACCAGCCCGTCAGATCTTGCAACAGCCGATATCAATCGTACCTTTAAGCTTGTCATATCATCATCTGCTGGAACAAGTTTTGGAAATGATGATGGATTTGCCGGTGTAAGAATCTTTACAGCTTCACTTAACCCAGCGTCAACAAGCTATATTGCAAATTTCTTAAATACAAACCCTGAGTTATTTGAAAGTGAAAAGCACTATCTACAAGCTGACTTTGCTGTTGACGATGAAGTTGCAGAAGTAAAGACCGGTCCCAACTTAGTAGGTGTTGTACAGGGTGACACAGAAAACTACTCAACAGACTCCGGTGATTCAACACTTCCGTTTGCAGAGCTATTCGGAAGACTTGATACAAGGTATACAACAGCAAAGACACCTTCTTTCATATCACAACCTTTTGGAACAAAAGAATTTGATCTCTTTCATGTTGAAGGACTTGATGATGGTGAATACCCCAACAGCAAATACAAGATATCAATAGCAAATGTAAGAAAAGCTGATGATGCTGATGGCTTTGGAACATTCAGCCTCCAAGTACGTCAGTTTAATGATACTGATCCAAACTCCAAAGTTGTAGAAGAGTTTGTTGGCCTAAGTATGAATCCCCTTGATGAAAGATATGTTGCTAGAATAGTTGGTGATACTAAAGTAGCTTTTAACTTTGATGCTGATTCAGATACAGAAAGAAGAATCATTGTATCAGGCAAGTATCCTAATC